GCACTGATGCACCGGATCAGCGCCTTGGAGCGCGGGGAAACGAACGCAACACGACAGAATGACTACGACCGATCCAATCAACATTGACAGAGAAACGATGGCCCGCCTTCTCCGCTCCACGCGCCGGTTGATCGAATCGATTCAGCGGGAGAACTCGGAGGTTTGGCACCTGGCTCGCCAAGCCTCCATCGATTTGTCGGTCGTCGAACACAAGCTCAACACCGATCTTCCGCCCGAATAGCAAACTCCTTGCTAGACCCTACCTCGCCCCGGTTCCCCGTCCGGGGCTTTTTTTTGGCTATCACATTCCAGGGCGCTGAGGTCTTACGCACCCTTAGACGGTCTTACGCCGCCTTACAGCAAAACCACAAGATGTTGGGGTTAATTGTTCTTGCGAACACAAGAGCAATGGAGTAAAAAGCGCTATGCGTTATAGCGTTATGATCTAAGGACGGGTCTGGTTAGAAGATTTCCATTCCGAAGAGACTCGAAATGCCCAGGGGCGAGCACCTCAAAGGAAGGCGAATGCCGGGGTCAGGCAGGAAGAAAGGCCGGCCCAACAACGAAACTGTCGACATACGGAACGCGCTAAAGAAGATCGCCGAGGATCGCTCGGTTGATCTGAGTGGATGGCTCCTTGAGATCGCCGCCGAGGACAAGTTCCGGGCTTTCGATCTGTACCTTCGGCTCGCCGAATACTGCATCCCCAAGCTCGCGCGGATCGAAGTGCAGGCCGACGTCACGGTCAAGTCGCACGAAGAGATGTTGAAAGAGCTGGAGTTCATCGATGGAGACTATGACCTGGACGACCTGAAGTGAGCGACACCAGCGCCCAAGAGATCGCCATCCGCCGCCGGCTCCGCGACGACCTGACCGCTTACGCCATCAAAGCCCTCAAGATCAAAGCCAAGGACGGCGGCATCCATCCGTTCAAGTTCAACAAAGCGCAGCTTCATCTCCACCACGAGATCGAAAAGCAGCGGTCGGAAACCGGGAAGGTCCGAGCGATCGGCCTGAAAGGACGCCAGCAAGGGTTCTCGACGTACTGCGAGGGCCGGTTTTACTGGCGTGTCACGCATCAGCGCGGCGCCTCCGCCTACATCCTGACCCACGAACAACCCGCCACAGACAACCTGTTTGCAATGGCGGATCGCTTCCATGAGCATTGCCACCCGCTCCTGAAGCCGCAGACTGGAACAGCGAACGCGAAGGAACTGCACTTCGACAAGCTCGACTCCGGCTATCGCGTCGGTACCGCAGGCAGTAGGGCTGTCGGGCGCTCCAGTACCATCCATTTCTTCCACGGGTCCGAGCTGGCTTTCTGGCCCAACGCGGCCGAGCACTTCGCCGGCGTCCTGCAAGCCGTACCCAGCGCCCCGGGCACAGAGATCATTCTGGAGTCGACCGCCAACGGTGTCGGCGGAACCTTTCACGACCTCTGGACCGCAGCGACCCGGGGCGAGACGGAATACAAGGCGATTTTCGTCCCTTGGTTCTGGCAGCCGGAATACAGAAGGACCGATCCGGGCTTCGTTCCCACCGATGTGGAGAAGGATCTCGCCAAGACCCACGGGCTGGACCTGGCGCAACTGGCGTGGAGACGCAACAAGATTGCCGAGTTGCGCAGTTCCGATCTGTTCAAGCAAGAGTACCCCTGCACCCCAGAGGAAGCCTTCCTTTATTCCGGCCGCCCTGTGTTCGAGCGCGATTGGCTGGCCAAGGCGAAGCGGGAGACCTGCAACCCCATCGCCCGCCGGCGTTTGGTTGGCGAGAAATGGACCGACGCGGAAGCCGGAGAGTTGCGCGTGTGGGCCGAGCCGAAACCGGATACCCGGTACGTGATCGGCGCCGACGTCGCCGAAGGCCTGGAGCATGGCGACTATTCGTGCGCTGACGTGCTCGAGTGCCCGGGCGGCCTGCAGGTCGCGCAATGGCACGGGCACATTGCACCGGATCTCTTTGGAGACCTGATCGCCAAGCTCGGCCGCCACTACAACACCGCATTTGTCGGGGTCGAGCGCAACAACCACGGTCTCACGACCCTAACCAAGCTCCGGGATGGGGGCTATCCGCAGTTGTACGCGCAAGCGGACCTCGAGTATCGCGGTTCGGCGGACAAGGAGACCAAGCGGCTCGGCTGGCTGACGACCCAGAAGTCCAAGTTCAAGATCATCGACACCCTGGCCGGCGAACTCCGCGACGGCGATCACGGGCTGCTGTGCCGGGAGACCCTGGACGAACTCTATTCGTTCGTCATCGCTGAGGATGGCTCCTATGGCGCGCAGGTCGGGCAATACGACGACCGCGTCATGAGCCGCGCCATTGCTGGGGAAATGCTCTACGCGCAAGGCTATGGGCGTCACCGAGAGCGCCATCCGAAGGAGGATAAAGCGGCATGATCGTTGACCTCAACCCGGACGACCTCGGCCGTCACTTCGAGAAGGACGACGCCGACGAAAAGCAGTCAGGGCCGGCGGATGCGCTCGGATCGCTGTTGGCCTCGCGTTGGAACGAGTGGAGCGTGGCGCGCCGGGAGAAGGAAGAGGAATGGCTGTACTGCTTGCGGGCGTTCAACAGCCAACCCGAGACGGACCACAAGCCAGCCTCCGACCTGCACGGGCACATCTATTACGGGATCACCCGTACCAAGGTCATCAGCGCTTACGCGCGCATCGTGGACCTGATGTTCCAGCCATCGGACGCGCACTGGGGCATCGAGCCGACGCCGGTGCCGGATCTGGATGAATCACTGCGACTGCAGATCAAGCAACGTCTGCTGTTGACCGCCCCAGACGTCGCGTTTCTGACGCCGGACCTTCAGGCCGAGTTCCTGGCCGCCAAGGTGGCGATTGAGAAAAAGGAGACGCTGGAGGAAGCCCACCGCCGGGCGGACGCGATGACGACCGAGATGGAAGACCACCTCCTGGAAATGAGGTACGAGGACGCTTGCAAGTGGGGCATCTTCGAGGGGTGCCTGTTCGGGACCGGGGCGCTCAAGGGCATTGTCCCGGGCGTCAAGACGGAGCAACGCTGGCAGCAGACGCTCGCAGGGTATGACTTGGTGTCGGTTGAGAAGCCGGCGCCGAAGCTCAGCCAGGTCTCCGTGTTCGATCTGTACCCCGACCCCTACGCCATCCGCGCCGAAGACGCCACCGGCGTGTTTGAACGCCATGTTCTGAATCGTCGCCAGTTTTCCGCGCTCAAGGACGATCCCTCCTTCGACGCGGAGGTGATCGAGGAAATCATGGCGCAAGGTGCCGGGAAGGGCACGCACACGCCGCTGTACCACGAGACCGAGCGCCAGCGCATTGCGGGCGGAGGATCCGCGCAGGTTACGCAGTCCGACCGCTTCGACGTCCTGGAATATTGGGGTACCGTCACCGGGACGATGCTCGAAGCCGCGGGCGTGAAATTGCCCGAGACCCCCGACGATCTGCTGGAAGGTCCGGAAAAGCCTGAGAGTGAGGACGCCGCCAGCAAGCTCTATTGGGCCAACGTCTGGACCGCTGGCGGGCGGACGCTCCTGGCCCGGCTGTCCCCGCTCAAACGGCAGCGCTGTCCCTATTCGTTCTTCCCGTTCTTCAAGTCCGGGCACTCGTTCTGGGGTGTTGGGGTGCCGTGGATGATGAAGCACTCCCAGGCCGCGGCCAACGGACTCGTGCAAACGATGCTCGACAACGCCGCCGCCGCCTCCGGCCCGCAAGCCGAGGTCGCGGTGAACATGCTGAAAGCGGGCGAAGATCCCAAGATTGTCCCGTGGAAAGTCTGGCTACGGGACTTCGGAGACCCCGCCATCCCCGCGGTGCGGTTCTATCAGCCGCAACTGATCGCGTCCGAACTGGAAGGCATGCTCGATATGTTCCGCAAGTTCGCGGACGAAGAGACCAGCATGCCGTCGTACACGCACGGCGAAGAGATCCCAGGGCTCAACAAGACCGCGAGCGGCATGAGCATGCTCATGAGCGCCGCCAACGTGACGGTTAAGGCAGTCATCAAGAACCTGGAGGACGGGCTGATCCTGCCCTGCCTGCAATCCCTGTACGACTGGTGCATGGAGTGGAGCGACAACGAGGACATCAAGGGCGACCAATCGGTCGACGTCCGCGGTTCATCCGCCCTGATCGCCAAGGAAATGCAGAGTCAGCGCTTGATTCAGTTCGCCAAACTCACGGCCAACCCGACCGACCTCGCTTTCATCGATCGCGAGAAGCTCTTGCGCGAGATCGCGCAATCCATGGACCTCAATCCCGACAAGATTTGGAGAGACAGTGGACAAACCATCGGCCTCAGCGGTCCTGGTACTGGCATCCCACCCGGAATGGCCGGCCCTGTTGTCGGTAATCCAGCAGCGCCGATGGCGGTGCCTGGAAGCCCTGGCGAACAGTACGGACCTCCAGTCGATGTACCGGCTGCAGGGGGAGATAACGAATTGCCAATGGCTGTTGGGGCTGCAGGCTGAGGCCGAGCAAACCTTGCAGCAGTAACGATTTTTTGACAGCACCCGCCGGGAGGCGACTGCACCCATGACTGACGACCGATCCGGCAAACTGGAGGAAGAAGCCGACGCGCTGTTGGCGGGGCTGAATGCTCCCGCAACAGAGGCTGAGGGTTCCACGCCCCCACAACCCACCGGCGACACGCCGGCCGAACCGGCTACTGAGGTAGCGGTTGAATCTGCGGACGCAGCTCCCGTGACGGAGACGGCTGCCGACGCGCCCGAGGCTCAGACGGAAGAGATGGTTCCTTTGAGCCGGTACAAGAACGCTGAAAAGCTGATGCACCAGAAGGCACAGGAGGCCGCTGACCTCCGGCGCCGGAATGCCCAGCTAGAAGCCGAGTTGCAGCAGGCCCGCGCCGCGGCGCCGGAAACCCAGGACGCCACCAGCGGGGACGACGACCCCGAACTGCGTGAGTTCCAGGAGTTTTACCCGGAGATCGCCAAGCCGGTCGCCAAGCAATTGAAAGCCTTACAGGAGCAGGTCGAGCGCGCCAATGCACGCTTCGCGCAACTGGATGAATCGGAACAGCAAGCCGTGCAACGCGCGCACTGGGAGGCGATCACCACCGCCCACCCCGACGCCGCGCAGATTGCGGCCGACGCGCAGTTCCAGGCCTGGGTGGCTGAACAGCCGCCCATCTTCCAGATGGCTGTCGCGCAAGGCAGCGCGCAGGACGTGAACCATGTTCTTTCGACCTACAAGGCTTCCCAGCACTCGGCTCCAGCATCGCCATCTCAGCCAGCATCCAAGCTCGCCCAGGCCCGCCAAGCGGCGGGTCCGAGCGTTGGGCGGATGCTGGGACAGACGCACACTCAGCGGGTGTTCACGCGGGACCAGATCCGGACCATGAGCCAGTCGGAATACGACGCCAATGAGGCGGAGATCGATCGGCAAATGGCCGCGGGGCTGATCGTGTGACCTAACAATCACCGAAGGGTTCGGCACGTCGTGATGACGTCCCATTCCCGTAGCTGGAGATACTTCGATGCCTACCTCTGTGGCAAGAATCGGGGGCAATTTGCCCTCTGGCAACTTCCTTCCGGAAGTTTGGAGCAAGAAACTTAACGCCAAGTTCTACAAGCAGACTTGCTTGATGGACATCTGCAACACGAACTGGGAAGGCGAGATCAAGGCGCAGGGCGCCAAGGTCCAGATCCGAGTTCGCCCAACGGTCACCATCAGCGACTACTCGGTCAACGGCAAGATCACCTATCAGGATTTGGCCGACGACAAACTGGAACTGTTGATCGACAAGGCCAAGGTCTTCGCGTTCAAGGTCGATGACATCGATGCGGCCCAGGCTGACATCAACATCATCAACGAAACCACGCAGGATGCGGCGCAGCAGATGCAGATCGCCATTGATGCCAACGTGCTCGGGACGGTCTATGCGGATGCGACGACCACCAAAACCTCGACGGTCGTCAACAAGACCTCCGTGCTGGATTGGCTGATCGATGCCGGGACCACGCTGGATGAGTACAACATCCCGACCGAAGGGCGCTGGTGCGTGATTCCGCCGTGGGTGGCGGGCGCGATCAAGAAGTCGGACCTCAAGGACGCTTCCCTGTCCGGCGACAACATCAGCATCGCGCGCAATGGACGGCTCGGCATGATCGACCGGTTCACGCTGTACGTCAGCAACAACCTGTCGAACAACGCCACCACCTGGCAGGCCATGGCCGGTCACAAGTCGGCGATTACGTTCGCCTCGCAGGTCGTGAAGGTCGAGAATCTGACGCTGCAGGACACGTTCGGTAAGGCCGTGCGCGGCCTGAACGTGTACGGCTTTGAGACCGTCCTGGGGGATGCCCTGGTCACGATGCCCTGCACCAAGACCTAAGAGACTTGAGCCGGGCTTTCGGGCCCGGTTCTTTCAACGCTTACGGAGAATGAAATGGCCGCGACTCATGACCTGACCAAATGGACGAGCGCCCATAAGCGCTCGCAAACCGAAAGTCCCTACAAGGTGAACGTCCTCACCGGCACCATCGACTGCGCCGATTACAACATCGGTTCCGGCGATACCGTGCAACTGCTCAACGTGCCAGCCAACGCGCTGGTGTTGAGTGTCCGGACCAAATGCGTCACCGCCGAGGGCGGCACGCTGACCGTGGACGTCGGCGACGACGGCAGCGGCAACCGGTACGGCAACGACCTGAACATGAACACCACCACCGACAACGTGTCGGCGGCGAGCGCCATGTACCTGTATCCGGCCGCCAACACCATCGACGTGCTGTTCAACAACGCGGCAGACGTGGCAGTTATTCAGGTCCAGGCGATTCTGGTCGACCTCAACTAACAGCCCATCAGCGGGCTCGGGGCGCCTGGCTATGGCTGGGCGTTCCACCACACGGAGAACGAAATGGCACGTTATGAAGATTTGGTTGTTACTAACCTGACTGTTCTTGGCACGGTCGAAGCGGCCGGCGGTGTCACGCTAGCCAATCTGCTGGAGTTGCAGCAGGTCGCTGTCGCGTCCTTGCCGGCCGCCTCCGTGGCGAATGATGGCTGCGTGGTGTACTGCACCAATGGCGATGCTGGCAGTCCGTGCCTGGCGGTGTCGAACGGCACCAACTGGCTGCGGGTGGCTTTGGGCGCGGCTGTCGCCACGAGCTAAGCCATGACGGCCTTAACCCTCGATGAAGTCATCGCGGCCGAGAGCAAGGATGCTTTGCTCGAGTGGGTGAAAGCCAAACACGGCGTCACCCTCAACGGCGCCTATCGGTTTGAGACGCTGATTGAGAAGGCGCGAGCGCTGGAAGGTGCCGGGACCAGGGCAGCGCAGGCGGTAGTCGACACACCAAACGCTGAGCGCTGGCTGCTGAACCCAAAGACCGGCAACAGGTTCCCCTGGACCGCCATGCTGGCAGCCCGGGGTGATCTGGTGCCGTGCGATCCTCCGGCAGAGGCCGAAACACCGTGACCGAAACCGAAGCCATCGCGCTCCTGCGGCAACCGCATTGGCTGGACGACCGCAACGCGCCGTACCTTTGGACCGATGCGGCACTCCTGGATGCCATCCAAGCCGGCATGAGCGAGGCGGCCGAGCGGTCGCGGTGCGTAGCCTTCACTGAGACGGCGGAACTGGAGATCGGCGAACCGTCCTACACTTTGGACGCCGCGGTGATCGATGTTCGCCGGATGCTGCTGGAGGACTCGACGGCGCCGCTGACGCAACGCACGGAGGAATGGCTGGACACCTACCGCCAGGGGTGGCGCGAGGAAACCGGTACGCCGCGCGAGTACGTCCTGGAGGACGATAACAGCCTGACGCTCACCCCCACCCCGGATGCGGTGCTGACGCTGACGGTGAAGGGCTACCGGACCACCACCAGCGCTGACGCGCTGAGCGCGATCCCGGAGCGTTACCACCGGGATCTACTGCACTGGGCGATGTACGAGTGTTTCGCTGGGTCCGATCCGGACGGGGAAAACTCCGTTCGCGCCCAACAGCAATTGCAATTGTTCGAGAAGGCCTTCGGGCCGCGCAAGTCCGCGGTCTGGGACCGCGTGAATCGATCCCTGCCGGCCGGCGCTACTGCCGTGGCGCGGCGCATAGCGTAGGAGTAGGGCAGATGCTTATTGAAGGTATGACAGACAACGTCCAGCAGCCCATTAAGCGGGATGCGGACGGGAATTTGTGCGTTGCCGGGACGTTGGGCGGCAGTTCGTCGTCCACCGGGTTCGTCCCTACCGGGACCGTGGCCTTGTCGGCGACCGTCGCCAGCGCTCGCGTGCAGTTGGCGGCGACCGGGACGGTGGTGGTGATTCGGAACTACGGACCATCGCGCGCTTACGTGAAGCTCGGCGGCTCGGGCATCAGCGCGGCGGTGACGGACTACCCCGTGGATCCGTATACCTGTGAAGTGCTTGGGCGCACCGAGGCGACGGAGACCTACCTGGCCGCGCTCTGCGACACCGGCGGGACGGCAACGCTGTCCATCTCCACCGGCACTGGCGGCTTCGAGACAGGCACCACGCCGGCCATCACGGGCGCTGTGGCGGTGTCGGCGATGCCGGCCAGCGCGACGGCAACCCTGGCCAATGTGGCGGGGAGTGCGTCGAGCGTGACGGTCCTGGCGGCAAACACGGAGCGCAAAGGGGTGGTGATCCACAACGATTCGACGGCCATCTTGTATCTCAAGTTCGGCACGACAGCGAGCGCGACCAGCTTCAGCTACAAGCTCAACGGCGGCGAGACGTTCGAGTCGGCCATGCCGGTTGTTTACACCGGGATCATTACCGGCATCTGGGCCTCAGCCACGGGCGCGGCGCGCGTCACAGAGCTGACCTAATGACCATCCTACGCAATTCTGGCGAAGGCGCGCAGCAATACCGGTGGGATGATTCCCAGGCGCCAGCGATTGCGCTACCCACCGGGGGCACGGCGCCGACGTTCGTGGCCATTCGTGGAGCGAACGTCTTTGGCTACCAGTATGACGGGAACGATGTGTGCCACGGGACGATCCAGCTCCCGCACCAATTACTACCCGATCCGGTGGTTCACTTTCATGTCCATTTTACGTTCGCCCAGGACACCACCGCAGGCAACACGGTCGGCTGGCGATTGGATTACACGTGGGCCGCGCCCAACGGCACGTTTGGCGTGGAAGCCAACACGGGCACGCTGACGCACACCTGCGCCGGGAACGAGCGCTACAAGCACATGATCAAGGAATTGGCCAGCGTCACCCTGACCGGCGCCACGTTCAGCACCATTCTCGCGTTTCGGTTACAGAAGGTCGACGGGACCGCGGGAGTGGATCCGGTGATTTTGAGCATCGACGCCCATTACCAGAAGGGCGCCTTCGGCACCCAAAACG